GGTAGCTCCACTGCGAGTTTTTCCACTCTTCTTTCCAGGTCCTTTAGCCTGTCTTCCAGCGGTAGAGTTGCTGGATGTGGGCGATCTTCGAGGTACGCTAGTACTGTTGGTTTGCTTAGCGTTGACTGGACGACTGCGTTGACTCGGGTGCTCATTTTTCTTAGGCACGCGATTAGGTTGTCCAGATCCTTCTGCACGTTTGGTTGTGCATCCTCGTACTTCATCTCCCATACTGGCTTTAGTGCGTTGTAAACGCGCTGTGGTAGCTGCTGGATCACTTCGAGTTTGCTTGGCATGTTGCAATTGGGTAAACGAAACGTCCACGGAGTCAGGCATTATGCCATCTTCATCGATTGTATGACAAGCCTCACTTTCTTCGCTGTCATGTGTGAAGTCCTCCCAGATATCCTCGGTGTTAACGAAACGGCCGATGAGTTCCTGGATTTTGTCTTTATCGATTTTTGTCCTTTTACTTATGATTTCTAGCATAACGTCCGTCTCGTTGGGATTCTGTGGCCAAGACCCATCACAGGTTAGCCAATAGGGTTTCTCTTTATTGTAGCTCCTGCGCTGTTGCCTTTCTTCTTGGCTTTTAGCGTGGGGTGCGTACAACCGCAAAACCATCTTACAGTAATCCCCAATTAGGGGAGTGTAAGCATCTGTGCAGAGATAACCTTCGACGCGGTCGCAAGCCGCATCAGCTAATGGCACTGTTGGGTCCCTTGTAGTCAGGTGAAGTTTGCGGAGTGTTCGCAACGGATCCTGGATTGTTGTTTCGGTGTTGAGTGGGTCAATGAACACGCGTGATAGGAAGCACAAACCAATTTCAGGATTGTACCTCTCAGATTTTAATTCGAGTCCAAAACCACGAGCGGCTTTGTCGATGGATTTGTGGACTATGGCATTAGCTATGCCATCGTCACCGCTCTTTGGCCCTATCATGGCAAAAGCGTATTCGTTACCAACATCTGGTAAAACAAAACGCAGTGCCGCGTATTCAACACAAGCATTGTACATAGTGTTGTGTGGGGTTGTTGTTGGGCTCCCACTTTTGACTCCCACTCCAGGATCATACCTAAAACCAAACTTCTTAGCTTGCGCTGGACAGTTGATGATTGAGTCCATAAATTTCCGGATCTCGTCATGATGTTCACGATCAAATGCTTGCATCATAGCCCGCTGGGCTACGTTACGTTGCATCCATCCGGAAACACGCCCATCCAAATTTGAAAAATCAGTCTCAATGACTTGGGCGTCGCATTGAACCACAAACTCACGTACTCCGTCAACGATCTCACTTGGTGTCCTCCCGGGAAAATACCAGTGTTTATTATGTTCGGCTTTCAGCACACTATCGGTGTAGGCCAACGTGTACCTCGAAACCTGCAAGATAAACATGATATCGGCAAAGCCTGATATAATTCGGCTGCTCTTCATCCCTGGTTCATTTTTGTTGAAGGAACTGATTATGTCTCTCGGTTCCACACCAAGTACTTCACAAATGACCCGTAGTTGTAGTTGTTGTGATGGCTTGTTCAACCGGTCAACAGTGTCCTCAATGCTAAGCGGATGCAGATCACTGATTCCCCCGTTGACTAATTCAACAAACTCATCAACCTTTCTGGCCATATTGTTGGATGGTAATTTATCGTTCTTGACGAAGGTGACGCGACGTTCGATTGATTCTGACATGGTTTCCCAACGACGAATCATTGGTACCAACATGCTGTCGCTAAGAATTGGTTTGGTATACTGACGCGCTGTTATTTCAGGTCGGTCAGCTTCACTGGTGACTGGCCAGTGGACGCGTGGCATTACATGGTTATAGACTGTTGGTGGTCTATAAAAAGGGCCCAGTTTTCCAGTATAATACTGCACGATGGTGGATGAAAACAATGGGTCTTTGTGTCCAAGACTAATCAACCTGGCATTCACGGATTGAGTTGATGACAGATTCATGAGCATGTCAAGCTGGCTACGTTCAATTGTAACATTGAGGTGGTCGCCTGCCCGCCCAACATTCACTTTCAACTGTTCATCTTCAAGAAACTCTATCCGATTCCACCCAGGTTTTGTCGGGTCTTCATAATTGATTTTCTTGAGATCCCGAACGGTTATTTCACTTGGGATGCTTTTGAACCTCCAAACAGTGCACTGTGGGATGGTATACACCAGCGCCCTGTTTGGACAATCCTTCCAAGGACGGCTATGTTGGATCTTATGATAACCGACCTTCTCCAGCCCAATCAGCCCTAACAAACGCAGATACCAGGGTAGTTTCACCCTAGCACTGATGAACTCCCCCGCTTCACACCAATCCCAAACATGATGGTTCCAAGTGGCTCCTCCGCTAACTTTATATTCAACAACATTATTAATGATGGTGAATGGCGAGTCAGCATCAAAACCACTCACTTGCTTCGGGTTAAAGGTGTGCAGGATCACTGGTCGCATGTACTGAAGGAGAACACTTGGTTCTGTGATATAATAATCAATATCAATGCCAACCAGGATTGAGTTTTTATCTGGTTCTCCGTTTTCGAAGTCTTGTTCCAAATCGCTAACAGCGAAATGGAAATGGCTCCGTTTCCCCACAGATGACCGCTTGTTAGGGTTAATTTCGAATTTGATAGCTCCCGCGTTCTTGATGGTTTCATCTATCAAAATTCTGGCTGCATCCCTAACCGCCCCGGATTTCGCATGACCGTTCTCATTAGTCCTCCGAGGTTGATTAGTCCTCAGGCAATCAAGAGGGTAGAGTATTTCATCTACCTTGGTTTTCGTCTTATCGATGATTGCCCGTTGTAATGCTCCCGTTACTCGATTTTCGCAAAGTGACGGATACGGCGCAATTGCCGCGTAACGCCACAACTTGATCGTGCAGTACGTCAAGGCACTGCACCCAACTATTATGGTAACCCCGCTGGTCAATTCCAAGCGAGGAAGCTGGTTTAAACCAAGAATGTTAAGATACATTTTGCTTTTTGATTAAGGTTGACGAATTTGGTTAATAGCTCTTCTAGATAGGGTTTACACTTGCGCTGGCACCACGATGTGGCTGCTCTTCCCTTTCTTGAATGCTACCTTCCTAT